CTGTAGCGGCTTCACCAGCGATTGCTGTAATTTTGTTTCCAGGCATACCACCGTAGATACTACCTGATAATAAAGCATTAAATGAATAAGAGCCTGTGTCTATAAAACTTGTTACGTCTGCTGAATCAACACCGTCTGCTACGATTGTAGCGTATTCATTGCCTGTTTCTTTTATTATGTCTTTTAAAAAATTGCTCATATCAAACTCCTATAATTTAATCTCATTAATATAACATATCTCATCTATTTAGTCAAGGTTAGTCTTAAATTTTAGATTACCTGACACTGTAATTCGTTCTTCATCACTAGTATAAAAAGGGTAAACAGCGTGATATTGACTAGCAGAGAACATAAGCATTTTACCTTCAAAACTTTTATCAACTGGTATCGAATCAAACATAGGTTCACCTAATAAATCTGTATTTAAAAAACAAAGTTTAGATGTAGAGTTTACATTAAAATCACCTTGTGTATTCATTTCTGGAAATACTTTTAATTCTTCTTTTAAATCGTATGGTATTTTTACAAATATTATAAATGATATAAAACCTGTATGTTTATGAAAAGGATTAAACTCATGTTTCTTTTGATAATTAATCCATAATTTATCTAAAACAACTTCGCTTATTTCTGTATTATGTTTTGCTCTAGCAATCACAATATCATTCATTTTAGAAAAGTTTAATGATTGACTTGTAATCCATGTTGACACTTCACCAGGTACATTTTTAAAACCATATTCTTTTTTAATATGACCTGCTAATTGTGTTTGAAAAGGTATTTTGTTAGAATCATCTTCTTCTTTTAAGAAGTTCATCACATATTCTGGTACTTCGGTATGACCCAACATTCGGGTGCCAAAGTATTCAATACTTTTTTCCCAATTCGTTTGTTCTTTCATAATCTTTTTTTGCTCTTAATATAACTTTTCTCGCTGTAGGCGATAATTGTTTAACATCTAATTTTCCATCTTCATACCACAACTGATATTTAGGATCTTTTGGTATCCAATCTTCAGGTGGATCTTCATACTCGGCAGGATCAATTTTATTCCATAACTTATTTTTAATTTCATCTACACTAACCATACCGAAATCACTATACACTCTGCCATCAAATCTTTCTGACATCATGTTTATTTGTTCTCTATTGTATTCTACCTTTCGTTGGTAGTCCCAATATTCTTTTTTAGAATTATACTCTTTTGGTTGTATAGTCATCATAACTATTTATTCAAAAAACTGATCTAATGTAGCAACTCTGCTGTTTCTAAAAAAGTCTAACTGATCTTTAGGACCAAAACACCAAACATTTTCTATGAAAGTAGATGATACAAATTTTTTCTTTTCTTCTTCACTTTCAAATAGTTTGTCTGACTTAGGTCTTTGTCTAATCTTCATACCTATTTGACCTAAAAACTTATCTTTAAATCTATCAACTAACTCATCACCACTTCTATATCTTTTACCTTTAACCGTAGGGTCCATAATGTTTACAAAATTATATGTCGCATATTTGTCAACTATCTCAGCAGTTTTTAAATAAAAGTTATCACGCCACTTTTCATATGTATCATACTTATGCCAACTTTGATTTTCTTCTTCATCATATCCTGCGTTATATTTTTCAGTAGAGAAATAAGGGGGACTAGTAAATGCCACATCAAATTTACCTGTACATAAAGGGTCGCCACGAGTTACATGTTTCAAACTTAATTGTATTTGATTTAAATCCTCAGAACCCATTTTAAATATACTAACATGTTTATTACCTAATATGTTAAAGTAGTGTTCGTGTTCATGTATTTTAGGATCATTACAACCATTTAACTTTTCATAGTATATACATTGTTCTTTATATCTTTCAAACGTATTAGGATTAGGATCACAACCTACATAAAAGAAAGCTTTAGAAGCATAAAACCCAGCAAGTCTATCGCCCCAACCACAACTAGTATCTAATACATATCTTGCGTTAGTCATATCATAGATAGTTTTTGCTACAACAGGTTTAAATTGTGTAGCAATATATGTACCTAATCTAATGACTTCTATATAACTTTCAGGTGATAAATCTGCTTTACTATTTACACCACGCCATAACCCACCTAGTGTTGACCATATTTCTTTTGGTGTGCCTTTTTCCCATGTCTCTTTAGGTGATTTAATTTTATATGTACCACAATCTAATCTTAAATCTTGGTGAAAAGCATTTGATATATCGTTAAATTGAGAAGACGCCTCAATCAAACCTAAACCATATTTACTATATGGGTATTTGTAATCATCATATTTTTCAAAGACATGATTTTGATTCTGATCTTCAGGTGTACAAATCTTTGATGTATCAAAGTTAATTAAGTCATAAAATACTTCTCTAACTTTTTCTTTTGTTATAGTTCTTAGAGGAAATTTAGGTTTTTCAGTAGCAATATATTCTGATAAAGTCTCTCTAAAAACTTCTTTTGTATAAGTGTCCGTAAGTCTCTTAAATTGTATTGAATCACATACAGGTAATTTATTTTCATCTGAAAATGTATGTAATTCTTTATATAAATTATCATTTTTCATCTTCATTATTCCATAAAATTAACATAAAAATCACTGGTAAATAACATAATATAACACATAATATCGCTAAAGTCAAGGTCATATAAAAAATTTATTATGTTTATTTAACCTTTCATTTATAACTGGTATATACTTATCTGTTTTTTCTATTAAGTAATATTTTCTTTCTTCTAATAAGGCTGCCTCACCAGTTGTACCTGAGCCAGCAAATGGGTCTAATACTATACCATCTTTAGGTGTAACTAATTTAACTAAGTATCTCATTAAATCTAAAGGTTTTACAGTAGGGTGGTCTGTATCACCTTTCTCTTTTTTATCTGGTTTATTACAATAGAAATAATCTGACCATGTTTCAGATAATCCATCATGTATTACGTTAGCAGGCCATCTGCCTTTTGTAATACCAAAAGGACTTTCTTCTTTTAAACCTAATTTGTAAATATTCTTTTTGTAATCTACGTTTCTTCTATTCTTATTAGTATCTTGTATCAAATTGCCTACTCTACATTCATCTAAATTTAAATGTTTATTTACACCCTTTCTTGCCATAACAATAGGTTCATGTGCTGGTTTTAGTAAGTTTCTTTTTTTAGGAAAACCTGTGCCGTATATCCAATTTATCATATCAAATATTTCAAAACCTGCGTCTTCAATAGCAGTTGCCATTCTATGATAGTTTCTTGTGGCAGCAAACGCTAGTAAAACACCTTTAGGTTTTATAGTTCTATAAACTTGTTCCCAAAATTCTTTTTGAAACGCTATATCACCACCATCCCATTCTTCGCCCATAAATCCTTTTGATAGTCTTTGAAAAGAACCATCTTTACCATATTTAGCAGTTGTGCCTTTTGTAAATCTTTTTACAATAGATGTTAAGTGATAAGGTGGATCTGTAACTACTGAATCAAATATATCTTCATCTAAAGTTTTTAGATGTTCTAAACTATCAGCATTAATAATTTTATTAGATTCCATAACTCAATAAAAAATATCTCATCATTAAACATATTACAATAAAATGAGGTATAGTCCAATTAGTTCTTATTGCTAATATGCCACCTGTAGCAAATCCCCAATGTAGAGATATACCTAACATTATCATAAATTCAACTACACTCATTCAAAAAAACTTTCTAAACTTGCTTTAGGTTCAGGTGACCAACCGATAGAGTTTAATATAAAACTAATAGGATCAATAAAAGTTTTTTCAAACTGAGTTTCATAATCAATATAATCTTCTAATTTAAACTCTGTTGGCAACTTAGTCACATAACTTATAACATCAAACTTAAATGGATTTGCTTCTAATAATTTTACAAATTTAATTTTATCGCCATCATTAATATATGGATACTTGTATTCTAAACCCATTTCTTTTATTTGATGATTGTAAATTAAAGCACCTTTTACATGTATAGGTGTACCTTTAATAAACACACTATTACTATCTCTATATTTTTTAATATTATTACAACTTCTAGGAAAAGATATTTGTTCTGCTTTCATTTTAAAAAATTCTGTTTTAAAATCAGCAATAAACTTTTGTACATCTGTTTCATCTTTAGTCATAATCATATTGATACATTCTTTAATCTTACCTCTACATACTTCAGGCGTTGATGATCTAACTGCCTCAATACCCATAATCTTTAGTTTAGGTTTTTCTAGTCTGATACCCTCTTCATCTAATACATTTAAAATATATCTTTTCTTGGCAGTCCATATACCTTTGTCAGCAATTACTTCTCTTTTCATAACCATTTTTTGTTGAAAAGCATTTGTATATTCTGAAACTTCGTCAAAACATTTTTCTATAAATGGTTCTATTTTATTTTCTACAACTTTATCAATAAAGTTTATTGTTTGTTCTTTTGTTTTGCCTTGACAAACTTTCTCAACTAATTTATCAAGTGTTAAATAAATTGAATCTGTATCAGACGCAACAATATAATCAACTTTATCATGTGTTTTTAATATATCATTCATAAGTTTATTAACAGATTTTTCAATATATCTAATTACAAATTGACCTGCTGTTGTGATAGCACTTGCTTGTCTCACATCATAGTATCTAAAATACTGATTGCCTACAGCACCGTAAGCACTGTTAAGACCTATCTTTTTAGAATACTGAATATTATGACATCTACTAATTTCTTTTAATAGTTTAGGGTCTTTTGTTTTATTATATTCTGTCTTTGCTATCATCATTTTCTTTTTGTAAACAACACGATCACCATACATCTTTTCCATAATCTCAGGTAAAAAACCTTGATTATCTGTTTTAAACATAGCACCGTTAGGAGTTATAGTAGCACCTTCAGTTTTTAAATGTGTAAGTGGTGTAGCATGATTTAAAAGTTTATCTACATTGATACCATTACTTTTAACACCTATAATTTTTTCTGGTGAAATATTATATTGCATTATTAGATGAGGATACAGAGAGTTAATATCAAACGACACAACCCATTTATGTAAACCTAGTAAAGGTTCTTTTACATAGGCACCATCATATTTAAATTCTTTTATATTATCTTCTTTAGGTGGTATAACTATATTCTTTTTTCTTAAATGATTATAGATTATAGTATCCCAAAATCTAACTTGTGAGAATACATCATCATAATTAATTTTTGCCTCATACGCCATAGTTAATATAAGTTCAATAAGTTTTAGTTTATCTTCTAACTTATCAACAATCTCAACGTCTTGTATATTGTAATCTACAAATGATTGAAAGTCTTTAGTATACCATTCTTTAAATGTCTCATAAGGGTTATCGTCTTTTTCTTCACCTAGTTCTACTTTACCAATATAGTTTAGTTTATAACTTTCAGGTCTCACTGGTATAAACTTTCTGTATAAATCCATATAATCTAACATCACAATACCATACAAGTGATATACTGATTGTTTTCTGCCCCAACTAGATATTTCTTCTCGTTCTATAAGATTCCACGGCGATAATCTTTTAATAACTTTTTCATCTGTTAACATTCTAATTCTATTAACTAGATAAGGTAAATCAAAAAACTTTGTATTCCAACCTGTAATAACATCTGGATAATTCTTTAACCAAAACTTCATAAACTCCATGATAAGTTGTTTTTCAGAATTACATTTTATATAATAAACATCTTGTCTTTTTGTTTCAAAGTCGCCTGTGCCCCAAGTTATAATTTGTTTGTTAGATTGATTTTTTACAGTAATACATAATAGTTCTTCAACAGGATTTTCTACATCTGGAAAACCATTTTCACAACTACACTCAATATCTAAAGTAAATATCTTTATTGCGTCTTTATTAAATTCAATTTCTTCGGGATGTTTATCAGAAATATATTGATAGTGATAACGATCCATACCATAGATCGGTGCGTTGCCTGTATTATAATGTCTTTTGAAATCTCTTGCTTTTTTGATACTGCCAAAAGTAATAGGTTTTAAATACTGACCTTGTAAAGTTCTATAATCAGTTTGTTGTTGTGTCATAGCATATAGAGTAGGACTATAATCTATTTTTTCTTTATAGTCTTTACCGTCTCTAACGCCACGAACAAGCAACTTGCCGTGATGTTCTATTACATTTTTATAAAAGTTCATGTTTTAATAAATTCACAATTAATCCATCATGTTCAGGTTGTAGTTTTATTTGACAAGCAAGTCTGCTTACACCCTCTACATAATTCTTTTCATATTCCATTAAACTAGTTTCTAAGCCATTATAGTCTATTTTGCCTAGTTTGTCAACCCATTCACCAGTTAAATGTATATGACATGTACAACAAGCACAAGACCCCCCACAATCGGCAGGTATCTCATGTATCCGTACATGACTTTCTTTGGCTGCTTCCATAAGAGTTGTACCTTCGGGTACATCAACTCTTATCTTTGAGCCGTCTCTTACAAAATAAACTGTTACCACTTTAGATTTTAGGTAATTTGTTTTCTGTTATTAAACTATTAGCTGGTGTTAAAATTGAGCTAGTATTTTGTTGATAGGTTTTTTCTATTTCTTCTTTAGGTTCTACCATAGAAACAATTTTATCTGACTTGATAGTTACTGTATCACTCTTACTGTATGGTGAATACGGCGTCATCATTAATTGTACAGGTTGTCCTGGGGCTTTTTGAGTAGGAATTATAACAAAAGGTTTACTTAAACTAGTACCTTGGTCATTCTCGCCTATTTTGGCTATGACATCTTCGCCTGTCATTAACCTAATTATTTTCACATCTGACATAATATCTCCTTATAATTTAATCAGTATAACATTATTTATCGTTTTTGTCAATGTCCTTATCTAAAGGTTTTAGTCTTTTACTTAATACAAAAGTTCTATTAGCATTGACACTAATATTCATTTGTCGCATTACTTCTCTATTAATAAGTAAATCTGAACCTGATCTAGGTCTATTGTCTAAACCTACCTCAATGTCTTTGTAAGTAAAACCATTAAATGTAATATCCATTAATATTGTAGGTCGAGTCTCTGAAGGCTCTTGTCCGTGAGCATTTGCTCTAAACACTTCACTTGTGCCATGTCTAGGTTTAGAATAAACTTTACCATCATATTTCCATTTAACTATTTTACCTTCTTCTAAAATTTCATCTGCGTGTAAGGCACATGCTTTGGCACCGTTACCAGTATCAAACTTAGCTCTAACTTTACCTACATCTGTTATTTCAGCTGTTTCTAACCAACCAGTTTCTATTAAAGATTGTCTATCCCAATATTTTCTTTCTGTAATATAATCAATCAAATACTCCATCATTTTTTCACCATCTATTCTGCCTGCTGGTTCTGGTTCTGAATAGTAATCTTTATAACTATAACCCTCATAGTCAGCACCTGATCCTGGACTACCATTGATTTCTAATACATAAGGTTTACCTTTATATTCAATATGATCTACACCTACCATATATGCTTTTGACACTCTAGCGGCTTTTAAAATTAGTTCTCTTTCCTCATCATTGATTGTATAAGGTTCAGCGTCAGCACCTCTGTGTGTGTTTGATCTAAAGTCATAACTACTATGAGTTCTTTTTGTACTAGCAAATATCTTATTGTCAACCACAAAAGTTCTTACATCATACTTTGATGGCATATATTCTTGTATTAATAATTCTGCGTCTAGTTTCCACATTGCTTGTAAAGTTGCCACAAGACCCTCATAACTTTCAATTTTAATAACACCTACGCCTTGTGTACCTGTAAGTGTTTTTAATATTACAGGAAACTTACCACCTATCATATCTAAGGCAGTTTTAATATTATTCTCATTTGAAACAAAAGCAGTTCTTGGTGTAGGTATACCAAACTTTTCAAACAGTATAGCAGTTGTTAATTTATTATCACAAGTAAGCATGGCTGCTCTTGTGTTTAACATAAATGCCTGTGAGTTTTGAAATGAAGATATTAAAGATAATCCTGCCTCATCTTCTAAAGAACCACCTCTAGTTATACAAACGGTATCTTTACCAACAAAAGTATGTTCGGCGCCTTTGCCGTCATAATTGTAAACAGTTAGTGTATTTTTTTCTTCATCTTTTTGTGTGATGATAGTTGATTTAGTGTTAACAATTATACACTTAATCTTTTTTTTATTACACGCTTTTTCTACAAGTTCAACAGTTGTATCTTTTTTAGGATTGTCTGAATCAGCTATTGTTAAAATAGCAACAGTGATAGGTTTATTTTTTCT